GGTTATAATAGGCATCATAGACAGATGAATACCAGTTCTTCGAGACATATACCCACGCATCTATGGTAAACGGTAAACCGTCAGAGAAATCGAAATCGGCATGATCCGACATATAAAGATAGGCCGGTGGATACGCCGCCCTGATGGAGTGCGTTCCGAACTTCTTTACGGAACTGCTGAATGTGCAACTATTGTTCAAAACCGTATGTGAATTACCAGATTCATCGGTAAGATTATTGTTAAAATTCAGAAGCAATTTCGTATAATTGGGAGAAATCCCGCTTGATTCCTCATTGGAGATCAGACGGTATCTGTTCTGAGAATCGTTAATTGAATTGTTTATTCTGTCTGTCGGATCATCATAGAGAATTACACCATCGGAATAGTGCTCCCCGTAGAATCTGGATACCCTGAACTCGTTCCCCTTCCAGATATAGTTCTTTTCACCGTTGCAGAACGCCACGGCGGAATTCGGAGCCATGCTGAAATTGAACTTCGTCTTTGCATAAGTCTTCGCCGTCCGGTTCGAACTGAATATGCTCGTCATCCATCTGTCGCTTCCCGGAATGTCCGAATCATTCGAATTCTGCAAGACGTCATACTGATAAGTCCCATTTGAGGCGGTTGAATTGGCGCAGTTGATAAGGATATTCGATTCATATGACGGATAATCCTTCTCGAAATGAAAGCCACCGACAACAACGCTCGGAGTAATCGCATTATTGGCGTTCAATCTGGTCATGCCCGAAACACCGGTAATCCCCTGGTCGGTGTATCTCATATTCTGCAAAACCTGAAAATCACCTTTCTTGAGAAGAAGAGGATCGACCGAAGTGATCAGCCTGCCGGTAAGCGGCCAATCGAAGAAGCTATGTTTCAGGTTCTGATTGTCTGCCATCAGCGATAACTCCTGTCACGATACGACCGTTTAGTGAAATTAACTCGGAATCTGAAACGGTCCTGCTTTAGTTCCATGCCTTTCGCCCTGCGCAATTCGAGTTCCCACAGTTTGTATAGAGCGTCCCCGAATGCTGGCTGCTGGTCGCGGTATTTATACAGCCATGCGGCATACTTAACGATCGCCGACATATAAATATCCGGTATCCGGTATGATCTCCGCATTGAATACACAGGATCGGGGCGCTGGACATATTCGACGGTAATCGTATGCCCTGCCGTCAGCGAGGGCGGATCGATGATAAGCTGCTTCCTCGGTTGTGGAGCTATATAGTAAGCATCATTCACCGCCCAACTCCCGCTTGCCCCGTTTGCGCTGTCGAACATTGCAGTAATAACTGTGCTGTTACTGCTCGTCGCTACGACTACTCCGGTATCATTGCTCGTCAGGTTATAGACCGTATCCCCCACGGAAACATTTCCAAACTGATTGGAAGAATTGTCTTCCAAGCTTGCTTCCCCAAAGGATACCGCACTGTTCGCCGTGCAGTTACCGGTCAGAACTGTTTCAGCGGTTCTTTTGTCCCGTATGGTAAAAGTATCGGGGATCGAAGCGGCGTTCGTATTGTTCGCATAGACCTGAGCGGCATACTCCCTGTAAGTCGGCCAGTAAATCGCATTGTTCCCCGAGCCGTATTTGATGACATACTCGTTCCGGTCGTTCTGCAGATACAAACACAGGAAATCCGCATTCAGGTCATAGGCCGATGTATTTGCCGCTGTGGTGATCGTCTGATTAGCGGTCAGACACCACGTCTCACGACAAAACGACGTCGCAGCCTGCCAGAGATAATCATACGAAGTCCTATCGTCTATCCAAGAAGACGTATAGGATTCCGCGAGAATCTGACGCAATTGATATTTCAGGGACGCTCCATCCATTATCTTTTCTTCCTTCTACTGAGTTTCTTCAATGTTTTTGCAAGATTGGCCTGCCTTTTCGTCCTCGCTGACGCCTTACTTCCTTTTCTTGTCACAGCCGTAGCATACTCACTAACACTCATCCCAGCGGCCTTCGCTTTTGCCTTGAACGCTCCCGGTCTCTTGATCGCCTTCTGAATCCACTTAGCCATAAAACCTCCTTTATCAATCTTTTCTCAGCCATTCACTATTGCTCGGTTCGCCGAAGTATTTCCTGCAAATTTTCCACATTTCTTCGGCCCTCGTCCTGCTCACCTTGCCGTCATGCACGCGGATATTGCATGCCTTGGCAAGTTTCATTTCATCCTCGTCCAGTTCGATATTCGGGATGACAGCCCGTTTATATTCCTCGTTCGGGCTTGCAAGACCTTTCATCATCTGCGACCGTGTGAACATTTTCTGAGTAATCTTTTTCCCGATACTCTCCATCGTTTTCTTGAGCCGGTTTTCATCTTGGACGCTTAGTTTCGGCTTGCCCTCAAGAATCGCTTCCCGCTTCTCTGCATTCCTTTTCAGACGTTCGTGAATGATCATCTTATCCCTCGAAGTCAGAGACCTGTTTTCGAGAGCACGTTCGTCCATGCGGATGGAATCTTCAAGATCTTCGAGAATGTAATCGAAATACCAAGAAGGATACTTCGAACCGATGATCTTCTTATCCCCCACCTTCGTCATGTCCACTTCAGAGAAAAACTTGATATCATCCATTTACAACACTCCTTTCCCAGTTTTTATACAAAAAGGGCGTGCAGAAACCCTTTTCGTTCAACGAAAGAAACATTCCATATCTTCTCGCGGCAGCCTGCCTGAAGTTCATGTCCTTGTAAGCGGCCATCGGCGTGTCGTCCATGCACAGTCCGCCGGTATAGACTTGATACAGGCCCTTCTTTATTTTCGGAGATGTATCCCGAATACGGAGCAGGTTCTCCGGGGAAATGTCGTCTATTTGATCAACAGACCGCCGTTTCGGGAGGGGCATGGCGCATCCGCAGTAACGACAGAATTCGTCCATCTGCTCATTGTAATCCCGGGGAGTCCTCTTCCACCACCCTTTCTCGACTTTCCACGCCGTTGCCTTACGGTCGAACAGGATGGACATAGCACCCGCTATCTCGCAGAACCACGCTCCGTTCGGGTTGATGGATGCAGACCAACTGTTCTGCAACCAACAATGGTGAATCAGATACCACATATAATCTCTGTCCGGGCAAACCTCTTCCGCCCCCACGAGGACGGGCCAATGGTATATATCATCACGCTTGTGATCGTTGATGAATATGTTCCCGAAAGTCCTGACGATTACCTCGCGATAATCCTCGTATCCGTCGGGAAGCGAAGTCCAAAGGCCCGTCCTCTCCGGGGGGATGCGAGAAGATATATAGCCGCATAGCTCCTCAAACTTCGGATGAAGCAGGGGTTCCCCGCCCATAACCCCGACCATGTGTGGGAAATCCACCAGAGAATCAACAGCTTCCTTGAACTGCTCGACACTCATCATGTAAGGTTTCCGATAGTGCCCACAGAACCTCGTGCAGTTGGAACAACTGTAAATACAGGCATTCGTCACTTCAATCTGAATCGTATCCATGTCGGCCAGCGGTCTCATTGGAACCTCCTGATGTGCATATCATAGAATTTCGTTGTCCCATGAATGTCCCAATGTTGCAGAACTTTTCTCATTTCCACCACTTTCTGCTCCACCGGCCACGTATATTGATGCCATACAAATCTAAAATCATTTGTCCCGAGGGCTGTATAAATCGACCTCAATTCCATGTGTTTCAATCCATACCGCGCAATGTTCCGTGAAAGCGTGTAATCATCAATCAGGTGCTCCTTGACGACGACGGTATTGATCTCATTTACGGTAGCATAGATATTATCGACGGCTTCTTCGAAAGGTATATCAAGCGGATGCCATAAATCCACGCACCAGTCGCTTGCGATGGCAAACCAGTTGCAGGCCCCGATATTCCTGCCATCACGCATGAAATACTTGTCATATTTCCACCTGATATTCGCAAAATCCTTGCCATTAAAAGCTACCGTATCCTTAGGAACCTGAGTCGTCACATCAAACATATCGGGGTGGATCATGGCATCCGCGTCTATGTAAATGTTCCAATCGTTCTTGTGTTCTTGGCTCAGTTCATAAATCTGCATTTTTTCATAAACAGGCGGCCAGTCGGGCCATTTCCGTTCCGTGATGATATAGAAATCCGCCCTGATCTTATCCGCGTAATGCTTGAGTAACGGAAATGTGATTTCGGTAATTTCCGGCGCATAGTTGTCTACACACAGAGTATAAAGCGTCTTCTTCATATCTTTTCCCCCCGGAAATGGATTGTGGGAGGGAAGCCGAAACTTCCCTCCCTTGGTTTTTACTGTTAAGCTGCCGGTAGCAAAATAGCCGAATTTCCACCAGCGTTTATTGCGATTGAGTAATTCTGGTATTTCGTTAGATTGGCACTGTCTGTAAACGCGCTTGCAGCGGCGTTGTTGCCGCCTCCAATGATATTCCAAGATGCAATACCGGTGGAGTTGTTACCCATACTGATCACACCCGTTACAGCCGTCCCACCGGCGGAAACGAGCGTGTTTCTCGAAATCAGAACTTGGGAAGAGAGCGTACCTGTTCCCTGAATCACGCTCCCGTTGGCAGCGTTCGCTCCAATAATCCACATGAAATTATCCGTAATCCTCGCATTGTTAGCCGCCGTGAGGATGATCCAGCCGGTTCCGCTTGCATTGGACGCATTGGCGCACGCATGGTAACAGTTTTTGATGGTCATATTATTCGCTCCAGCCGCCGTCAGAAGAAACGCATTCGTAAGGCAATCCGTTGCATTCTGGAAATAGTCAACTCTGCTGAGCGTCAAATGACCACCCGTGACCCTGATAATCGGCGTAATTGCATTGGCGGACGCCGTGATCATAATGTTACTGATTTCGACGTTGTTTGCACTCACAACGATTGAGTTGTTCGCAGAGGCGATAATCGTCGGCCGCAACTTCCCTGTTCCGAGTCCGACAAGCCGAACCCCCGCGACATCGAAAACCGTGCCGTTCGCACTGGAAGTTTCGCTATGCCCCGGAAGAACGACAATCACATCGGAAGCGTTCGCTGTGCATTTACCGATAGCATAGTCAATCGTCGCAAACGGCTTCTCAATCGTCGTCCCATAACTCGGGCTGTCCACTCCGGTAGAATTGTTAACGAAGAAATACTTTCCCGAAGTAGCCGGTAGATCAGGACCGCTACCCATAACGGGAATACCGAAACTCGTCACTCCATTAGGAAAATTCGTCAATCCCATAACTTTTTCTCCTTTTTCAGGAAGCCTGCCCTATCGTCTTTACACCTCATGCACGCCCGGGTGGAATCAAACCACCCCTTACCCGGTTGGGGTTGAGGCAGGGCCTTTTGGTGCTTGGCCCTGCCATACCCGGTTAGTTAAGACACATTCGAACCGTAGATCCATCTCCAGCTCGTCCAGCCGTAGCCCCACCGACCGTAAATGGACTGCTTGATCATCTTGGTCTCGAAGTCCGTTTCGGTTTCGATGTCGGGCTCGATCCTGTCAACCCAGAGCAAGAATTCCTTCATCCGCTTCGAATCCACGAGGAACCAATTGTTGGTATCGTAGTCATCAAGTCTCGGATAAACGAGAACTTTCATCCGTTTATACATGACGTTGATCTTGTTATTCGCGGATTCGGAATCCAGTTGGGATGATGCACCAGTGATCGGGCTGTATCCGGTGATCTCATAAGCCGTATCGGCCAGATTCTCGGGCACGATCAGCATATCCGGTTCGACGACGATCCTCTGCCCAATGTCATTCTTGAAACCGACCATGGCAAGCCTCGCGGCTGCAAGAGCGGTTTTAGAAAGTGCAGAAGTCCCGGCATTGTCGAACCCGGTAGCGGTAGAAACACCGGATTTCGACCCATGAGAATCGGAGCAGAGAGCCACTCCCTCCTCATTGGTCATATAAGTCCAAGCAGCGCTGAACGCATAACCGAAGCATTCAGCGCCCTTTTTCTCACGAACCCTACGGTAGGAATCAATCAGCCCATTCTGCCGACCTTTGATGACATCATAACGGTCGTCGTCGAGGAGCTTTCTCTCAATCTGAATCGCACCGGCGTATTCTTTCGGCTCGATTCGGGTGTAGTATTCAGGAGATACACTGAGATACTCAAGTTGCCCCGTAAAGGCCGGAATGTCGCCGAGCGCACCTACTCCGTAGAATTCCTCCCATGCTTTGTCAGACTTGATCATCCCGAAAATCTGGTCAATCATGGACGGCAGTTCCTGATAACTGTCCACATAAACCTTTCGGAGGCGATCATCGAGTAGCCTGACGAACTGAGCACTTGTCAAAGGATTACCCATAGTTCACCTCCTACGCTCTCGCCTTGCAGAAATGATCTGCGTTGAATCTGAACAGAACATACTCTTCGCCAGCCATGGAAAGATCAAGTTTGACAACGTCAATGATCCAGTAGTTCGTCGCCGGATTTGCGGAAGCATCAAAGAACGTCGCCTCGGTATCCGTCTGAACATAGGACTGGCCGATAGGCCGCATCTGAACGTTCACAAACTTGTCTCCAACGGCTATATCATAGGGGAAGTATTGACCGACGGTCTTTACCGTTGCCGAAGTATCCGTCGTCACGCGATAAATTCCCCTATTGGCACCTTCGCGGCAATAAACGGTTCCAAGATCAGCTACGGGTGTCGTAGCATCACTGAGACCTCCCGCGCAGGTAAAACCTGCTCCGGTCGTAGAACCGGTAGTTACCGTTCCAACCGTAATCGCCGTTCCGTATGAACCGTTAAAAATTCTCCCCTTGAGAATCGTATGGGGACCAATCAACTCAACGAGCACCGCCGCAGATTTGTCTCCTTTCGGAATCTGGCCCTCGACGAGGACGAACTCCTGCGTGGGAGCATGGGGATCAGCCGCTGTAATATAGAACCCCTTGTAGGTGGAACTATAAAACATCTCCTTCAGGTTCTGGCCGCAAACGACACCAAGCGGGACTTTCTTTCCATTTGTATCGGCTACACCAGAAGCCTGTCCGAGATTCACAACCCCGTCACTCGCAGCATAGACAAGCTGTCCTTCATAGAGGGTTTCGTAAGAAGACCGATCTGCATTATCCACGTAGCACCAGATCAGCGGTCTCGGGTTAGTATTCCAAGCTACTTGAAAACCACCCATAGGAAACCTCCTGTTTTTTACTAAGGCAGATTCCGCGTTCCGCAGAACGGACAACCGGATTTCGCCTCCGCTGTCCTCGGAGTATAGAACCGAGTAACAGCGTTTCCGTCCGGTCCGTTCCGCAAAACCGCCACTGCCGAATTGTCTTTGTCTAAAGTGATGATATTACTCAAACCCGTAGAATTACACTCTACATTGTGCCAACCCGATTCACTCTTGGTCACATACCGGTCTGGTTCAAATACGAAATCTTGGACCACAATCCCTGAGCCATCTCCGGTTGATACCCGGTTGGTGTCAACGATAAATCCGCAATTCCAGCATTTGATATACCGGCCATGATCCTCGAATGAACCGAAAACCTTCATTGACCGCCGCCTGCGGGGCAGCTTGGTCCTATGCATCCTGATGTAACGACTGTTCATTTCGTCCTCTTCAACGAAGCCTGAACCCACTCGTCATCAACTGAAGCGCCCATGCGATCAATAAACTTCCTCGCATATTCGTCCAGTTCCACTTTCGGTGGGGGAGGAGGTTCCGATCTGCCCGCAGTCGCTGTAACCCCCGTTGGGGGCATAGACCTATCTCCCTTAACATTCGGTTTGGACTTCAGATTCTCATACCGTTGAGCGAGGACCTCCGCCTTGGCTATACGGTAATTGATGTCCGCATCGTGGTAAGGATTTCCAGTATGGCGGAGATACTTGTGGACATTCGTCTTCAGTTCCCTCTCGACCTCCGCGTGGAGTTCCTTATCCTGTTCAGTCGCTCCGAAGGTAGCTATCCGCTTTAGATACCCCGAAACATACGCCTGTTGAGCTTCCATTTCACGCCGCTGTTTCCACGCATTGTATCTCTCCAAGTCCTGCGGAGTGGTGATGTATTCAGGCGGACCATCATCCGCCGCAGGGGGAGAAAAAGGCTTCTGCGTGATAAAGGGATCGTAACCGGAGCCTCTTACCGGTTCTTCCCTTTGAGCGAGAAGCTGTTCCAAGCGCGAGATAGTCTGTTTGACCGAATTGAAATCCTCCTCGATTCTCTTGAACCTGCGGCCAAGCCTTGAGCGTTCCTTCTGGTCAAGGTCGGCGTCGGTATCCTGAACCGAGTCCCTCTGTTCCGTGCCCTCAGGAAAGGGAGAATCGCCGGTGCCCGATTCGGGGGGCAGATTCTTCATGCTTTCATCAGACATAATTACCTCCTTGTTTCTTGAATTTTATCTTTGACAAAATCAACCCTGTTCTCATACTCGGCTATCTTCTGACTCCACCTTGCAATCAGGTCACGAACAACCTTGTATCTTGCCTTTTCATCATCCGAGCAGTCGAGGCTCGCCACCCGATCAAGAAGCCTGTGATATTCGCTCACCAAATCCTTCAAAAGCTCCTCGCCTACGGGAGTATTGATAGCCGTTATGAAGTTCAAATCCTTACCGAGAGTGCTTAACGTCTTCTCGGCCCTCTTTCCGAACGTCCTTACGAACTCCCTAACTTCATCTGAACTCAACTTTTTCATACACCCCCCGCTATTCTCATGCCCGGCCCCGGTCTTGCATACGCCTGAACCTCACCGATGGGTATCCCACTCTGGTTGGATACCGGTTCAGGTCTGCCTTCACCTGTATTAGGACCGGCTGGCGCTTCCGGCGGGATCATCGTCTTGGCAAACTTCGACAGAAGATCAGTCGTATCACGATATTCCTCGCCCAGAAGCATAAGCTGTTGTTGTAGGATATGAGCAACCACCGCAGGCAGAAGCGGATGACCCTGCAAGGCCACAAGCCGACCCATGATCTGATCATACCGCTGAATTTTCCTGTCCTTGCTATACTCCGCCTCTATCGTGCTGGTGATGGGTTTGTATGTATAATCCGCGTTGGGGTCGAAATACTTCGCTTCCGGCCCCATGATCTTCATGGCGGTCATCGGGTGCATGAACTGATAGGTCATCTGCAAAATCATCCAGTAAAAGTCTATTAGAAACGTATATTCAAAAGTAAGTGCCTTGTAATTCGACCTCATGTTTGTTCTTACATCAGCACCCTGAATAGCCGTCGCCGTCGTGGACGCCCTGCCGGGTATGTCACCCATTGTCGTCGGATAAATCGCCTCTACCTGCTGAAGCGAGTTGATGAACAGTTGAGTCTGAGCCATTGCGCCATGAATGTCATCTTTCAACTCAAATTCAACCAGATCGTCTATATTCTCAAGCGGAATGACGTGTTCCGGCTCGAAATATATCTGATCATTGTCCTCTAAAGAATACTTTCTTCCTTTCAGCGTGGGGAAAGTAGCCAACTTCACTCTGTCATTCGACATATTGATCGTATCGTTGATCGCCACCTGAAGCTCTCTGGAATACTTTCCGGAAGACATTCCGACATCCTTCGTCGGATGCACATAGCACAGCCCTCTGACAATCGGACGGTAAGGGCGGTTCATTCCGTCCCTGAAAGGCGTCGGCTGCAACCGAATCAGTATCTTCTGCCCGCGAGGCATCGCCACCGTCATGATCCCTTCGATCAGTTCAGCTTCGTCAAGGACATATCCAAACTCGTCATACCCTGGTTGACATTCGACAGGAAATCCGTCATCGTCCCGTGCGGTAACGACAGCCCATAATTTTCCGAATTTCTCAAGAACATCAAAATACGTAATCTGTGATTTAGCAAGTTTGTTGCCACTATCTTTGCCATATGTTTCCCTTTTTGTCTCTGTGTTGTCGTCATCCACCTCCTCCACGAGTTGTTTCACCAGATCAAGATTGAAATAACCATTCCTCTCTTCGTTCGCCTTCAGTTCATCATAGGTCATTTCAGAACGGATAATAATCCACTCTTTCTCTTGGATCGAATAGCAATACTTGTTGTCCGTGAACACATTCCTCGGGTCAATGATTTCATAATTGAAGCGATCCAACACGGGGATTTCCTGAAACTGAGGAGCCATCTGGCGCTCATAGAGCGGCTGGCCCATATCGCTCGATCCAACCTCAACCATCTGCTCCTTGTAACCGACGAGGATTTTCTTGTTCTGCCTCTCCCAATTGCATACGGCGTAAACACATCCGCGAAGAGAATTTATGCTCCTTGCCCGCATATATTTCTGGTAATGGTAAATCCCTCTGTTGTTCAACGTCGCGTTCAGCAGTTTTTTCGCAACCTGCGCTTTTATCTTCGACATCGGATCGGAACCTTCGAGATACACGTCAACGAAGTCCCGAGTCGAAAAATACTGATTGGCCCATTGCGACGCTTCCGTAAGGTGAATCGCCGGATACTCCGGAAGGAATACATCGCTCATCCATTCATAGTCTTTTTCCGTCCGCTTGCATTCCAAAAGGTCAACAATGCTCTCAAATTCAGCATCGTCCTGCGACTGATACCTTTTCGCTGCATCATACTGCTCATAGAGAAGCGAACATAGATGCTGTTCTACATTCTCATTCCAGAAATGCGGGAGTTTAGGTAACGCTTTTTTTCTCTTCGCCATTTAAATACCTCATACGTTTCCGAATCCCTGATTGTCTTGAATCGTCAAATAGAGTTGACACACAGCAGACCTGTTTGCCGCATCCGTAATCTTTACATAAAACGTTTCGGTTCCCGGGGCTGGATTATCATAACTCAAATAAACGTCACTTGCGGTCGTCGAACCGGAACCATAGTCCCCGTACGCCTTTCTCATGTAGTATGTATAAGGCGGGGTTCCGCTATACGCCGAGACAAC